CTCAGATTCCTTATCATTCGTTGAGAAGGTTTCTGAAGTGCTCAAAGGAACAAGATCAGTTTCTCGTTACAGACACATTTTATGTGACGTCTACCCCTTGCTTTCATCCGCGTTTTATGTGGCGGAGAGGAGTCAAGAGGAACGTACTGTTTCGGGAAGTAGGTTGTCTGTTGTTCCGAAGAATGAAGACACCATGCGTACTATTGCTATTGAGCCTGCCCTTAACATGGGATTACAGCTGGCAGCCGGTCAGTACCTAACTGACTGTCTGGTGGTTGCTGGGCTCGATATAAGAAAACAAGCCGACAAGAACAAAAAACTTGCTAAGCTTGCGAGTATTATAGGAGATTCCGGGGAGGGGTTATGTACAATCGACCTCTCCTCAGCCTCCGATCGCATTACGATGGAACTTGTTAAAACTCTATTTCCTACCGAGTGGTACGAAATGTTAATGAGTTTCAGATCGCCTGTTGCGAATGTACCAGGCTATGGTGTGGTCCCTCTTAATATGATTTCGACTATGGGGAATGGTTTTACGTTTCCCCTAATGACGCTTATCATATTGAGCCTTGTGTACGCCTGTTCCCGTGTTTATCACGGAGTAAAGCGCAATCACATTGATTGGGGTAGAGTAGGCGTATTTGGTGACGACATTATTTGTCCGTCGTCCCTGTACGTCCCCCTTACGGACCTCCTTGAGAGATGCGGTTTACTTGTAAATCGCGATAAATCTTACTCTCGAGGTTACTTCTATGAGTCGTGTGGAGGTGATTATTACTGCGGATACGATGTAACACCCGTATACCTGCAGAGCTTCCGTCGCGACCCGGACATATTTGTCTGTATTAATCAACTTATTGCTTGGAGTATTAAACATAATGTTTCATTGTATAATACTCTCTCGCTCCTATTCTCGTGGCTTTCTCGCTTCGGGAAACGTTGTTTCGTACCCGAGTATGATTCTGACGACGCTGGAATTAGGACCTCCAGTGTAGGGCGCAGGTATAACCGTTATGCGGTTCGACCTGAAGCAGTTGTTGTTGATCACAACACTTTTCGCTGTACGAGTCCACATGATACACTCAGAACAGGTTTTATACCGTCTGATGATGTCGTAATGGCTTGTGCAGTTAGAGGTGCCATACAAGGCAAATTCTCAAACTACTCATGGAGACCTGAGTTTAAAAACCTCGAGCTCTCCATATTCTCTTTCTACTATGGGTTGCCTTCCGAGACTACCCAAGAGAACGTAGTTTATGAGCAGCAAAAAAGCATTCGCCTACCGAGAGGTACGCGCAATGGGAGAGATTTGGTATCCATACCAAGTCACGG